TCAACGTGCCTTTGCCTACACAGCCCCCTCTGGCTTTAAGGCATTGTGTACAACTAATCTGCCTACGCCGACCATCGGTGCTACTAGCACTACACAGGCGAATGATTACTTTAATGCGGTAACTTATACAGGTAATGGAACTAGCCTTAGCGTAACTGGTGTTGGCTTCCAGCCTGATTTAATCTGGATTAAAGACAGAAGCAATGCAAGGGCGCACGTTTTACAAAATGCTATTGCTGGCTTTTCCCAATATCTACAATCTAATGCTACAGATGCAGAGACAACAGCATCTTCTGGCGTAACTGCGGTTGGGTCTGATGGATTTACGGTTGGAACTCAGTTGGCATGGAATAGTAATACTGAAACCTATGTCGCATGGAACTGGAACGCTGGCGGCTCAACTGTAACCAACACTAGCGGCACAATATCGGCACAGGTCAGGGCGAATACAACTAGCGGGTTCTCGATTGTTACTTATACGGGTAACGGAACAAACGGTGCAACTGTTGGTCATGGTCTTGGCATTGCTCCATCTTTAATTTTTATCAAAAACCGTGGTGCAGTAGCATCTTGGCTTGTTTATAGCTCAAGCATTGGTGCGTCTAACTTTTTAGTTTTAAATACCACAGATGCTTCTGCCGCTTCTGCGCTTCCTTTTAATAATACAGCGCCAACTTCGTCTGTATTTTCTTTGGGAACTTCTGGTGGTACAAATACAAATGGGGGAACTTTTGTAGCCTACTGCTTCGCACCAGTAGCGGGGTATAGCGCTTTTGGAAGTTACACGGGCAATGCAGCCGCTGACGGCCCATTTATCTACACGGGCTTTAGACCTAGGTTTGTTATTAGAAAATGCTCTAGCGCAACAAGCAACTGGTTTATAAATGATGCAGCAAGAAACCCTTCTAATGTTGTTTTATTAAGATTGAATGCTGACCTTTCTGATGCAGAAAGTTCTGGTGCTAATTCTGATATTGATTTTCTATCTAACGGATTCAAAATTAGAGCAACATCTACTGCGGGTGTAAATCAATCTGGACAAACACACATATATATGGCTTTTGCCGAGACTCCCGCAAAATTTTCGCTTGCCCGTTAGGTAAACAAAATGCCACAAGGAAGATTCCATCAAGACCAAAGCGGGACAAAGATAAATATGCTAACTCTTTTGTTTCGAACCAATGAGCAATCTAAAAACGGAAGTTATAAATATATGACCCGTTGCGATTGCGGAACAGAAAAGATTGTTGCTTACAATCAAATGACCCGTGGTAGCACTAAGTCTTGTGGTTGCTTGCAATTCAGAAAAGGCGAAGATAGTCCGAACTTCAAACACGGTTTAGCGTTGAAATCGCACCCAGAATACAAGCGTTATCAGCGTGAGTGTTTTGACCGTCACCGCTATAACCTTGAGCCTCAACACAAAGCCGCATTACTAGACGCACAAAACGGTGGTTGTGCTATCTGCGGGTACAAATTTGAGCAGAAAATAGGCGATATGAAAGTTGACCACAACCATTCAACGGGCGAGGTCAGAGGTTTATTATGCGATTTATGCAATCGAGGGCTTGGTATGTTTAGGGACAATCAAGACAATCTGACCAAAGCAATATCTTATTTAGCGAGGTAACAAATGTTTCAACTCAATGGCAACCCAATCTCAATAGATTCTGAAGTAACCATCAATGGTATCCGCTACCCACACCTGCGTGACCCTGCTCTGCGTGAGCAACTAGGTATCGTAGAGGTAGCAGACCCAGAGCAGTATGACCAGCGTTTCTATTGGTCTCCTACATTGCCTAAGCTGCTTGATGACCGTGAAGAAGTAGACGAAGACGGTAATCCCATGTATGTCAAAGTCTTGGGTGTGGTCAACGGAGAACCTGCAATGGTTGACTCCACAGAGCGTCTGGTGACCAAAGGACTCAAGAGCCAATGGACTTCTCAGGTTAAGCAGACTGCTGGTTCTATGCTTGCCCAAACTGACTGGATGGTAGTCCGCAAGGCAGAGCGCAATGTAGACATCCCCGCAACGGTGGTCGCAAAGCGTGCGGCGATTGTGGCTGAGTGCGACAGGCTAGAGGCTGCGATTGCGGCTTGCACGACTGTCGAGGCTCTGATTGCGGTAGTTGGCAACCAAGGATGGCCTGCATAATGGCTACAATCGTAGAGGTCAAAGGCCAACTTGACACCCACGAAGCCGTCTGTGCCGAACGCTATCTTGGGATAAACGCTAGACTAAAGCGCCTAGAGCAAATCCTGATTGGCTCTGCTGGATTCATAATCGCCCTACTGCTAAGCCTAGTCGTTAAATGACCACCATCGCTGCCAGAGCGTCTACGGGAGAAATTGCCGCAGATTCGATGGTCAGCGGTGATGACTCCTTCTACCTCGTAGAGAAGCTCCGTAAGGGACAAGAGAGCATCTACGGGGGTTGCGGAGATTGGGATAAACTATTAAAGTTCTACAATTCGTTGGAGTCTGGGGCAGACCTAGACTCGGATACGGATGTGACCGTTCTCGAACTCAGAAGTGATGGCATTTGGATTTACGAGAGTACCATCATTCCTGCGAAGATAAAGAACGACTTTTGGGCAATTGGAACTGGGGCAAACTTTGCTATCGCTGCCATGCACTTAGGCTTAACTCCGGCAGAAGCAGTAAAGCTGGCGTGTCTGTACGACACATCCTCCCACGAGCCAATTGACGTAATGTCTCTAAGCGGGAGGAAGCGTGGTAGCACTAAAAAAGGTATCGGACGAGGAACTAATAGCGGCGTTTAAGACCTACGGGAGTCCACAGAAGGTCTCTCAGGTTCTAGGCATAGACGTAGGAACGGTTTACCGAAGGCGGTCGGCACTAAAAGACGTATCCCTGCCCTCCTTTGCCGCAAGACAGCACAGCATCGCCAACACATACATCCCCGATAACCGTAGGGTTATCTCCCACACCGTAGATAACGGTCATGTCTTTATAGCCTCGGACTGCCACTACTGGCCTGGCGAGGAAACCGTAGCACACAAGGCGTTTGTTTCCCTGCTGACAGAATTTAAGCCCAAGACCATCATCCTAAACGGGGATGTGTTTGACGGGGCTAGAATCAGCCGCCACGCCGCCCTCATGGGTACTAACCCCCCTACCCCAAAGCAAGAGATAGAAGCCTGCCAAGACCGTCTACACGAGATTGCAAACGCTTCTAAGAACGCTACTAAGCTTTTCACCTACGGTAACCATGACGTAAGGTTGTTTAATTACATTGCAACCCACGCCCCAGAGTTATCTGAGTTCAGCGACTTGTTTTCGTACTTTCCAGGTTGGCATACGGGGTGGCGGGTGGACATAAACAACTCTGTTGTGGTCAAGCATCGGTGGCACAACGGGCAACACGCGACATATAACAACGCCCTGAAGTCTGGCAGAAGTATCGTCACAGGACACCTGCATAAACTGATGGTTACCCCGTGGACGGACTACAATGGGCGCAGATACGGTGTAGACACAGGAACGCTTGCGGAGCCAGGTGGCGACCAATTTGTGTATGTAGAAGAAAACCCCGTGAACTGGTGTTCTGGGTTCTGCGTTCTGACATTTAAGAATGGTATGTTATTACCACCAGAGTTATGCGAAGTAATAAACGGCGTGGCTTACTTTCGAGGAGAGAAAGTGGGATAAATGAGTGATTTAGTAGCCTCGGCAAAGAGTGCCGCGCAGGGAATAAAAAGCGCGATAGCCGCAGGGAAAGAGATTGAAGCAGTAGTCAACGATATTCAAAAACTTGGGGTCGCAGAACTCCAAGCCAAGCAACAGTTCCAAAAAAAGCAACGGGTAGTTAAGGGCGATACCACCATCCTCACAGCCTTTGCGGAGTGGCGCAGACTTAAAGAAATCAAGGAAGCCGAGGACGACTTATTCCAGCAGCTTGTTGAGCGTTACGGCAAGGACAAGGCTGAGTTTGAGTGGAAGGACATCCAAGCCATCAAAGAGCGCCAGATAAAGGAAGTCAAGGACGGGCGTGACGAGATGGGGCGTGACCTAAAGAAACTCCGAGAACTCAAGGTTATGTGCTTCATAGCCTCGCTAATCATAGTCACCACTTACTACATCTTCAAAGGACACCTGTAATGCTATCCCTAATATCTTCCGCTATTGGCTTTTTTGCCTCTGGTCTACCTCAAGTACTAAATTTCTTCCAAGACAAGGCTGACAAGGCGCAAGAGTTGAAGTTAGCGCAGATGCAGACCGAGCGCGAGTTAGCCCTTGCAGAACGCGGTTTCCTAGCCCAACAAAGGGTCGAGGAGATTAGGACTGACCAGATTGCCCTTCAGACCGACGCAGACCGCCAGAACGCCGCTTTAGACCACGACAAGGCTATCATGGCTCGCGCCTCTAGTTGGGTCGTGAACTTGAACGGCATAGTTCGCCCTGCGGTCACCTTTATCTTTGTCTTAGAGTTGGTGCTAATTAACATGGGGCTGACTTACTTCTTGCTAAAGGGCGGTCTTGGAGACATGAGCGTGGAGCAGTTTATCGCCGCCACAGACGTAATCTTCTCCGAAGACGAGATGGCCCTGCTCTCTGGGATTATTGCTTTCTGGTTCGGGAGCCGCCAATGGGGTAAGAAGTGAAAGTCAGCAAGGAAGCAATAGAGGGGATTAAGAAAGACGAGGGGGTAAGGACAAAACCTTACCGCTGCCCAGCCCTGCTGTGGACTGTTGGGGTTGGACACGTTATCGACCAGAACCACATAAGGGTAAAGTTTGATGACCGCAAAAATCTACCAATTCCCGACGGATGGGACAGAGTTCTTAGCATGGCAGAAGTTGATGCTATCTTGGCTCAGGACTTGGCTACATTCGAACGAGGTGTTCTGCGCCTCTGTCCAGGTGGACTTACTCAAGGCCGCTTTGACGCTCTGGTTTCCTTCTCCTTCAACGTCGGGCTTGGCAACCTCCAAAGGTCAACCATCCGCATGAAGCACAATCGTGGAGACTTTGAGGGCGCGGCAGAGTCCTTCATGGCGTGGACTAAAGCGGGCGGGAAAGAACTGCCTGGCTTAGTTAAACGTCGGAAGCACGAACGCGCTCTCTATGAATCTGAGTAATTCTTTCCTTTAGTTCCTCGGCTATTGTCAAATTGTGCTTGGCCTCAAACTGGTCAAGCCACTTCCTCCTCGCCTCCCTTGTTGGGAGCGTCAACACATACCTTGCCAGCCCTTCTATCTTCGCCTCATGTTCGCTCATCACGATTTGATAGAACTCCTCTTTGGTGGCGGTAAAGGTTCCTCTGTTAACCAGCCCTAGCAAATGTTTTATGCAACGCTTTTCTGGCGGTGGTGACGGCTCTGATTGCGTCAGATTTTCGAACAAATCTCCCAAGATAATACCTCTTATAGTTGGCACAAACGTGTGCCTCGTAAAACTTTTCCTTCCTCTTGTAGACCCCTTTCACATTAGACTTGGTTTTCTCCCGCAACTTGGAGTTCCACCTGTTTTCCATCTGCGTGGCAACTCTGAGATTGCTTAGTCTATTGTCGGCAAACTTGCAGTTCTTGTGGTCAACGGTCTCAGGCCACCACCCGTGGTGATAAGCCCAGATAATCCTGTGAGCAAAGTAAGGCTTTTTGAATATAGCAATTTTGCGATAACCGCGAGGGGTTATGTGTCCTGCGATTGTGTTGGCGTACCTAGCGTTCCACATGACATACGCGGAATACTTGGCGAAAGCCTCAATGGGTCGAGGCTTCCACACAAGTTCCCCTTTCCTGTAAACAAACAGGGCGCGTAGCTGTTGCTTGCTTAGAATGGAATGTCGTCCTCTAAGGCTTGTTGCTTTGGCTCTGCCTTGGGCTTGGGTAGTTCAACCTTGAGACTCATAAACTTCTGCCCAGACTTGCCTGTTTTAATCCATGCGGCTAGGTTGTACTCAGTCCCGTCTACGTTTAACTTGCCCTTGTAGGCAGGAGCCTTCTCGTTGTCCGACTCGTTCTTAAACAACACACCGCTATTGGTATTATCGTATTCCATAACTTCTCCTATTTGGCTGCTATATAAAGACCAACATTGCCAAGGCTGTAACCCAAGAAGGCTACGCCCAGACCCACCTTACCCTCTAGTAGCAACTGCACCGCTACCACAAGGTATACAACACCGATTCCGGCTATTAACCACGCCGCCACTCTGTCCACCCCGCTAGAACAATCACCCCCAGCAT